GCTAATTGGCTCGTTTGCTAATTTGTATATTTATTAATTATGTTGTACTTTTGCACTATAAAACTCCTCTAATCGCTTGCTACTATGAAAAGACAACGACATTTTACCGCCCGCCTATACGCTCTTATCCGTGAGGAATATGAAAAGCTATCACAGCAGCAAAAATTTAAACACGGCTATATTGTAACTACCTTGTCTGAAAAGTTTCTACGTTCAGAGCGTACCATCGAAAATATCATTTTCAATAGGGTTTAATCTACTCCTATAAAATACTTATTGTCCTCATCTTCCACCTGCAAATGTACTTGTGTAGGTTCGTAATACTTCATTGCACTACTATCATTTAACTTGCATTCAAAAGTAACTTGGTATAAGTTGCCCGCTGTACCCGTATCTACAGGCGCAAAAGACACGCGGCGCATACTGCTGTAATTCCTACCCGATGTGCCGTGAAAGTTGCCAAAAAGCGCGTCTAAGCTCTTAGTAAATTCTAATGCTCCTTGTTGGTTGTAGGCACCTTGGAAAGTGTCTAAGAAAGTCTCGTAATACAAATAAAAATCAACTTGCAAATCTACTATTTGTACGAGTTCACCTATATCATTGATTTGTGCGGAGCGAAACCCTATAAATACGGCGGGGGTACTAAAAGGGTGCTCATCAGCTAAAAAGCCTACTTGGTTATGCCAAAGGTCTATCCAGTGAATTTCGGGCATTTTCTCACTGATACGTTCGGCGAGTTCTATATATAAGTCTTGCCAGTGTTCCATTATTCAAAAGTTAAATTTTCGTCTGCTCTATGTATTTCCTCTATAATGAGTTTTTCCAATTGCTTGTCTAAGGTATAGCTTTCTCCAATAAACTGTCGCTTAGGTATATGTATAGTAAGACTTGTTTTTTTAGTAAGAGCCATAGCCTTATAGCTATTATTTTGGGTTTTATAGTACATCGCCCAAAAGTATTTTCGCATTCTATCAGTTACCTTCACAGTTATAGTACCCCCCTCGTTGTGTATAGCTGCATAGTTCAATTTTTCACCAGCTGAAATCACTACCCTTTCAGGCGATTGCTCGGCTATACGCAGGCTGTTTTTGAGCGTAAGCGATTGTTGTAGTGTTTTATGAGGCAACGCGTCTACACGCTTCACCCAAGGAATAAATGAAGCATCGGTGAAGCCTTGCTTTATAAATGATTGCATAAAGAAAGTCCGCGCTTTTTGAGCTACCTTGGGCGAGATGTTTTTAAATATCTCTCTTGCCATAGCCTCGAAGTTAGGAGTTTGAAAGTTTGCCATAAATAGAATTTAAATCATTTTTATTTGCTATTTAAAAAAGTATTTGTACTTTTGCGGTGTAATAGGCTATCCTTTACGACTCGCGGGGGGAGGGCGCTCCTGCCGCTACCAGAGTAAAGCCTTGATGTTTAATTTATTAGACATTAAGGCTTTGCTTATTTTAATGATTTTAGCTTTTCAACTACTTTTAAATAGTCTTTAAATAACTCTTCTTTTGTGAAAGAAATAGCTCTATTTCCATTGATAAAGTACATTTCTTTCAAAAAATCAGCTCCTTTATAGTTCATTATCTTACCTTTCAGATGTTTTGTAATATCAGTTGCAGACCAACCTTTAAACTCAGTAATATCATACACAATAGTTCCTACTCCTTGTGCTTTTGCGTATTCTAAATTCTTTTTGATTCCTGTATAAGATATAGACTCTTTTCTGTCGGCTATATTTCCCTTTATCTCATATTCGGGGTTCTTATACCCTTCAATAATTATATGCGGGCGTATATTCATACTCACCCCCAAGTTATTGGCAATGACAATAGCACTTTTAAGATTTTTATTAAGGTCACTTTCGTCTGCAAAGGGGCTTACCTTTACCACAGCCCCATTTTTAGCCTCATAAACTTCTGTATAGGGTGCTTTTAATTTACTTAGCTCAAAGGCTTTTTTGGTGTCGCTATCGGCATCTAAAGCGAGGGCAAAGTAAGGGTGAGGTTTGCCCTGGTTTGTACTATCCTCTTTGAACACCTGCCCACTAATACCTACATTGCCCCGAAACTCTTTAGGAAAGTCCTTATCGCTAAGCTGAGGCATATCACCTGTACTTGCGGGTTCTGCTGTTTGTACTACATAGCAACGGCAACGCCAGCCATTGGGCGGATAGAAGTCCTTCCAAAAGTCGCTTTCAATAGGGGCAATAAAGCCCTCTAAGGGGCGGTGCTCTTCTCGCACTCTTTCGTCTTTTTGGGTACAATATTTTAGGTTAGGGTATAAGTCTTTACGCTTTACATACTCCTGCCAATTAGCAGCGTGGTAGCCCGCTTGTTTGGCTGTTTGCCACTCGGCTTGAAGGTAGTTCTTGTTGTACTTAGGGTTTAGCTTCTGTACCTCTTGTAGGAATGTTTGCCAATTCTTTCCTTTGTCCGAGCGTAAGATTTCATTTATCTGCTGTAAGAGTACATAGTTTTTTGCCCCGCTAAACTTGTATAGATTGCGCTGCATTTGCAGCACTTCGGGCGAGATAGCTCCCGTTTGTTTATTCACCTTGAAGTTATCTTTACCAAAGCCCTCCCACATAGCCCTGTTTAGTTCTTTGTAGGTTTCTAAAATATAGCCGTCGGATAGTTCTCCTTTTTTGAGGGTGCCATTGTATCTATCTTTAGCTATTTGCTCCATTACTTTGAGCCAACCTGTAAGGTCTAAGGCGTGGGTATTGTGCGCGCACTCGCAGTGGCTATGCGTATAGAGCTGCTCAGCACGCAACAGAGCTTTGCGCAGTTGCCAACGCTCATTTAGGGTGTTACCGTATAGGCTTTTTTTTTTGAGCCTTCCACTGGTGGGAGATTAGATGTTTGGCTTTTTATACCTACTATCTTGAGTCCTGTAATGGTTTCTACTTGTTCGGGGTCGAAGTCGTAATAAACACCTAATGTTTCCATCATTTTACAGAGCTTATCAGCTGTTAGAGGCTCTTCGTCGTCCCATTCAAAGCGCAAGTCTTTTAGAGGGGCGTATGCGGGTGAGAGCTTCACTAATAGCGGTATGAGCTTCTTATTGATAATATGCTTTACAAGCAGTTTGTCACTTTCAAAGCGGTAGGAAGCCAGCTCAAACTGCACCTCTACCGAGCCCACAAAGCCCTTCTCATCGGTGAGTCCTGTACCTCCTAAAAAGCGTTTAGATATTTCGTTATCGGCACGCTTGATGAGAGTATCAAACACTTCAGCATTGTTGTTTTGTGAGATGTTAGGTACTTCAAACTTTTCATTGCCACGGCCTACCATAAAGGCATTGCGTTTGAAATTGGTAGCCATTTCAAAGAGTTCATTAAGGCGTGTATCGTCTTCTCTTTCTGTAGTGATAAACAGAGGAGGTACCCCATACTTTTCAATAAAGTCCAACCACGAGCCTAAGCCAAGTTTTTTGGCTAAGATAATAGGAGCAGCTAAGGCATATTGCCCTAAATCGTTGTAGTCTTTACCTACTTGGATATAGAAGTTAGCAAGATTCCCTTCTTTGTAGGGGGTGCCTGTAGTATCGCCTGCTTCTTTCAGTACAATACCTTTGAGGGGGTTAAAATAGGCTTGCCCTATCTCGGTTACTTCGGTAAGTTCGCCGTTCTCATCGGTATTGAACAGCTCAATAAGGGTAGTACCTTGAAACTTACTCATCAGTACGAGTTTGATAAAGTCTTGAAACCACATCGTTTCTAAAAGCTCTTTAGCGTCTTCGTTGCGTTCTTTCTTAGCGTTCACAAGACGAAAAGGTGACTGTTGTGTTTTAGCGATACGACTTTCAATCACTGAGCCAAGATGGTTGTCCTGCTCTAAGTTGTCGTATAGTTGGCGTAGCTTTAGCTTTTCGGGGTTATCGGGGTTGGTAGCGAGCATTACTCCCATTTTCCAATCGTTAAGGGTTTCCACTCGCAACATTTTGGCTTGGTAGCTAATATTTTGTGAAGGTGCACTATTGCTACGCCCCGCCAAGGCTACCTTTAGCATTGTAAAGGGAGCTTTAGCCACAAAGTAGGCTTGTACACGGTTATAGGCTTTTTGTAAGATATTCATTGGTTATTAGATATAAAAGTCTTTGTTTGTTAGATTGCCATAGAGGAAGCGAGCCGAGCTTCCCTTTTGCTCATTAGCAGGAGGTTTAGGCAAATCTTCTAAAATGTAAATGCCTTTGGAAAGTTTGTCCAACATACCCTCTGCCCATTCCTTTTGTTTCTCGGTATTGCTATTTGGGTTATACTTGCGATAGGCGTTACGTGAGAAAACATCGTGCAACACCAAGAAGGTAAGCATACGCCCTAATAAATCGTTATAGATAGGAGCATTAGGGTTAAATATTTTCTCTACATCGTAAAAGCGTTTTAAAAGCGTTTTAAAAATAGCGATATGCTCGGCTTCGCTATCAGTGAGGGCTTGTTCAAAGTCCTTGCTACTCTCATCAATTGCCCGCTCAAAGGCTTTGGAGATAAGGTTTTCTTTTCGGATATAATACATAATTTTACCAGCGATTAAAGGTTTTCATTTTGCCCATTAGCACTTTAAAGCTATTGTTAGGCATATAGGCTTCTAGGTCGGTAGTACATATTTGGTGGGCATCAGGCCAGTCGTCGTGGGTTTTATACTGGGGTTCTATACTCTTGAGTTGTCCTGTACCTGTTTGCATATCCACCGAGCCCTTGAGGGCTTCATTGTAGAAGACACGCCCATTCTGATAGTAAGGCTGCATACTCATAATGCGGTCTATCTTACGAGTCTTATCCAGGGTACGCTTGGTAAGGTTGAGGGTAATGCCTGTTTCCTTTTCCACCTCTCGAATAGTGCGTTGCACCTCGTCATTCCAAAACTGCGCTTCGTACTGCCAATGCACCACAACTCCTGCGGGCAGGTGCTTTTGAAACTGACACATCCATTCTACAGCTGCCCGCATTTTTGTCTGCCTACAAAAGGTATCAATCACGTAGAACTTACGCTCTTTAATACCCTCGACCACTACAGCATTGTAGTCACTGGTGGCATTGCCCGCGTAGGCAATATCCCAATGTCCGATGATGTACTCCATAGTACGAAGTTGTGGGAGTTTTACCCATTGGAATTGCTCCTCTTTAAAAATTACTCCCTCAATGTAGGGACTATTGTTATACTCGGCATTAGCGGCTAATTCACCTATGCCGTCTGCACCATACACCAACTCATAGAAGTAGGTATCATCATATTTACCCACCCACGTAGGGGCATAGGTTACAGGGTCATAAGCGTTTACTTGGTGTACCTTCCACTTAGGGTGCTTGTCTTGTAGCATTGTTTGTATCATCACGGGGGCAAAGCGGTTGTTTGCTTGCACAAAACGGCGATACTTGCCGTCCATAGTAGGAATAAGAGCGGTATCTATCCACTTTACCACCTCCTCTTGTCGGCGTGGGTTCTTGTTAATCTCCTTATCCTCCAAGTCGTCAGCCACGATAAAGGTAGGGCGTTTGTTCTTAACACGAAGTCCACGTGTGTTTTGTCCCATACCAAGAGCTTGTCCTATAAAGCCACTCTTAGTAATAAAGAAGCCGTCTTCCCAAGTACCAAGCTGTTTTTGCTCACCAAAGTCGGCAAGGATACGAGAGTTAGCTTCAAACTCTGCTTTAATATCCTCCAACAGCTGCTCAGCACGTTCATAACTATTACCAATAATCACCAAGTACATAGGTTCGCCTTGCAACCACAGCCAAAAAGGCAGAAAAATATCATTCCACACCGATTTGGCAAGCGCACGCCCCCATTGGCAAAACCCCTTAAAAGTAGGGTTCTTTTGTACCATTTTAGCCCATTCTATTTGAAAGTCAGCACAAGGAGCATCGGCATAGTGAGGGAAGTAACGTTCCACCATTAGTCGCGGGTTCTTACGGCACGCTTCTATATTTGCCTTGCGCTCTTCAGCAGTTTCGTTAGCAAAGCGAGCCCCTGCACTCTTTGCAAAGGCTATCTTTTGTAAGTACCGCTCTTTGGCTATTTTGTCTTCTACTTTCATTGCTTAAAACTTTTTATCGGCTACCTCGTGTAGGTGTTCCTCTTGGAAATCTAAAGTAAGTATATAGAGCTTCTCATCTTTGAGGCGTAAGGCTTCAAAGATACTCTCCATTACTTCTATATACATCGAAAGGGTAATCTTAGTGCCCTTTATAAGGTTTTCAATACGCTTGTTCCATTTAGCAATAGCATCGTCAATTGAGGCGCATTCCTTGCGCAGCTCCAATAGTTCTTTCTGTAGAGAACTCTCCTCTTCTTTATTAGCGTATTTTATCTCAGCTTCTTTCTCCTTTATCTGTTCAATCACCTGCAAACGACGGTCAGTAAGCGAGTCTACTACCAACTGGGTACGTTCAATGCGTTCCTTGCCCGAATTAGCTTTAGCATCGCGTATTTTTCGCCATTCACCCTCAGTAGCCCAACGGTCTACAGTACGCTTATTAACGCCAAGCTGCCCTGCAATCTCTTCAGATGATTTACCTTGCTCAATGAATAAGATACGTGCTGATTTTTTCTCTATTTCTTTTGCCATACTTCTACTTTTTAGCACTGCAAAGTTCCACAAAGCCCCTAACGTATAAAAATTGCTGTCCCAAAACAGGTCGGATTTACTGCCTATTTTAGGTCGGATTTACTGCCTATTTTGGGACACCAATTTGCAAACCTTCCCTCTTCTTTGGAATTTTGCACCAACAAACAGCAACCTTAAAGGCTCAAGCCTATGAACAACAAACCATCAAATATTATTGCAAAAATAAACGCCCAAGCAGAAGTGTTAGAGCTTAGTATTATAGGTGTAATATACTATGGCTGGACAGCCTCCGATTTCCGTTATGAGGTCGATAGAGCCCTTAAACAAGGCATCACTACCGCTACTGTATATCTCAATACACAAGGTGGTTCAGTATATGAAGCCTCTGAAATAGTGAATCAGCTGAAGCGAATGAGTAGCGTAACCGTTACCGCAGGCGCTTTGGTTGCTTCAGCAGGCACTTATATAATGGCACATTTTCCTGCCAAATCCTATAAGAGCTCACAATTTATGATACACAAACCCATTACCGATTTCTATGGCAATATTGACCAACTAAAAGCCGAAGAAAAACACCTCGAAAACCTCACCGCTCAATACAGAGAAGTCTATGCCTCACGCTTTAACAAAACCCCTGAAGAGATAGACCAGCTGTGGCAACAAGACTATTGGCTTAACGCTACCGAAGCTAAAGAATTAGGGCTCATCACCGAGATTACAGATGGCGACCCCGAAATCACTACCGAAACAGTAGCAATGATGCAAGCCTGTGGCTGCAAACACCTGCCACAACCCAATGTAGTAACAAACCCTAAAATCATAATATCAATGGATAAAAATGAGCTTATCTCCGCACTCGGTATGGCTGCTAATGCCACCGATGAGCAAATTAAAGAACGTATTGCCGCCCTCAAACAACACGAAGCGCAAACCAAAGCCCAAGCAAGCGAACGCGCCGAAAAGTTGGTGAATAAAGCTATTCTCGACAAAAAAATAGCAGCCGACAAAAAGGACTTATACCTAAGTCTTGCCAATGCCGACTACGACAAAACAGCTACTTTGTTAGACGATATTGAAGCTCCAAAACCCGCTTCACAGTCTATCCAACACACTGTCCAAAATGCTACCGACAAAAGCAATTGGTCATTGAACGACTATCTCACCAAGGATCCACAAGCATTAGAAGAGCTAATGGCTTCTGACCCCAAAAAAGTGAGAGAACTTAACGCAATCTATCAACAACAAAAAAACAAATAGAAAATGCCAATAAGAAGCGAAAACTTACCCCTAAAAAATGAGCTTGCTGTAACAGAGCTCATCACACAATTCAGACACGAGAACGAATGGCTCGGTGCTGTAAAATCAAAACCTGAATGGTTAAATAACGATGTTATAAAAATACCTGTACGAGGACTTGCCCCAAAGGTGCTTATTAATAACACGGTGTATCCTATCGCCTCTCACCAACGTGAAGACGGCAAGGTGATAATATCCCTCAATAAGTATGAGACCGAAAACACAGAGGTAACTACTGATGAGCTTTACGCATTACCTTATGAGAAGGTAAGTGATGTACAAGTACAACACCGAGAAACCCTCGAAGATAGAACCGCCGAGCACGCCTTAGTGTCTATAGCTCCTCAGAAAAACACCGACAAAACACCTGTAATAACCACTACAGGTGAAGACGATGGCACAGGGCGAAAACGACTTACCGCTAAAGACATTATTAGGTTGAAAAAATTGGAAGACAAACTCAAAGTGCCTAAAAAAGGGCGTGTGTTAGTGCTTTGCTCTGAACACGTTGCCGACTTGCTTATTGAGGACTTGACCTTTAAAACCCGATACCAAGATGCCAACAGCGGTAAAATAGCCGATAACTACTACGGCTTTGAAATCTATGAGAGCACCTACGCCCCTACTTATCACAACGGCGAAAAAGAAGCCTTTGGTGCAGTACCTCAAGGGAAAGAAGCCTCTATCGTATTCCATAAAAACTATACTGTAAAAGCTGTTGGTAGTGCCGTACGCTATGCCCGCGAGAAGAGTGAAAACCCAGAGGGTCGTAAGCACACTATAGGCTTTGAAATGCACTTCGTATGTGTAGCTATCAAAGACGAAGGTACTGCTGCTATCATCAGTGGTAGTTAATAGACGGGGTGCGCCCGTAAGCCCACCCCTTTATTTTTTTAAAACCTTTTAAACTCAATTTAAACAATGGAAAATCCAAAAACATACACCCAACTATTAGTTATCGCTGTACAAGTAATGCAAGCTAATGACCTCGAAGAAGTATTTGCCACCGAAGACGGACAAGTCTTCTACGAAAAAAATCGCGCTCAGCTCCACGCATCTTCTATTGATAGCAAGGTATATACCTTTGACAATAGCAAAAGTGTGAAGTTAGCAAACAAGTTACCGCAAATCAAAAAAGATAAAGAGGGTAAAACAGAAACTTCTAAAGTAGAAGGAGCTACTGTACAAGGAAAAACAGAAACTGAAGAGCCTACAGAAGACGACGAACAAAAAACTGAATAACAAATGGGACAACTCAAAGGATTTACATTTAAAAAAGCTGAAGGAGGCTTGGGGCGTACTGCTTCTACTAAAGACAATTTGTTTTTGATAGTAGCCGCTATGGCTGTGGCAGGCACCCAACTCACACACGGAGAAACTAAATCTTTTATTCAGCTAAAGGATGCAGAAGCGGTGGGTATTACTGAAAGTTTAGATGCCAATCAAAAGGCATTAACTCACTATCACCTATCTGAAGTCTTCCGCTTAGCCCCCGAAAGCCATATCATTTTTCTACCTGTAGCAGTAGGTAAAATGCAGGATAGTACAGCGCAGATAGTAAAAGCTATCCGTGCTAACAAACAGGTAAAAGGGGTAGGGCTCTTTGGATTTACCAATGACCTTTCCACTATTGCCAGCGATGTAGAAGAGCTGCAAACACAAATTGTGGAAGCCGTAAAACCAGACGGTATCCTCATTGATTTTGTGCTTGTGGAGGGCAAGGGTAAAGAGGGGTTAGAAGTAAATAACTTTGCTGACCTCAAAGAAAAGAACGCCCCGCAAGTATCAGTAGTGATTGCTCAAGATAGGGGAATTGCCACTATAGATGAGGCTTATAAGTACCACGCCAGTGTAGGTAGTGCTTTGGGTATGTTGTCTGTACGCAACGTTAGTGAAAACTTAGGTTCTGTAGACATTGAAAACAAACCTGAAAATGCCAAAGGAGGCAATACCTACCCTCTTACTGATGAGGGTAAAAAACGATACATCAGCGGGGGTATATCTACAGGGCAAAGTGCGGAGGAACTTAGCAATGAGCAGCTGAAACTACTCAATGATAAAGGGTACATTTTGGCAGGACAATATGCCGATATGGCAGGCTTTTTCCTCTCAAACTCTCCTACCTGTGTAAGCAAGTCGTCTGACTATACCTATATTGAAAACAATAGGGTGTGGAACAAAGCGGCACGCTTGGTGCGTCAAACCCTCTCACCACGTATCAAAAGCAAACTACCTAAGAATCCACAAACTGGCTACCTCAAGGATAGTATTGTTACCTCTTTGCAAGAATTAGCAGGGAAAGCTATCGAAAGACAAATGGTAGTAACTGGTGAGATTAGCGGTTATGCAGTAAGCATTGACGCTAAGCAAACGGTAACAGAGCAAACGCCTTTAAAGATAAAAATACGCTTGGTGCCTGATGATATACTACACGCTATTGAGGGTGAAATTGGTCTAACCTCTAATTTATAATGCTATGGCAAAAAATACAAACGTTATCAATCACTTTGGCAAACTACAAGGTTGGAACTGTGTAACCTTCAACCTTTTGGGGCGCGACGTGATAGGTATTATTGAAATCAATTATTCAGATAGTACCAAAAAATCAAATATTATGGGGGCAGGGGGCTTCCCCGTGGGACGCTCAGAGGAGAACTACGAGGCAAAGGCTTCTATTACCATTCTTAAAGAAGAGGTAGACGGTATACACCGCTCGCTCCCAAAAGGTACCCGCCTGCAGGATATTGAGCCTTTCGACATTCCTGTTATCTATGAAGCCCCCAGTGGACTTATCATTAAAGATGTGATACGCAATGCTGAGTTCTTAGGAACTGAAATGGCTATCAAGCAGGGAGACGGCTCTATAGCTATTAAGTTTGAACTTATTGTAAGTCATATTGACTGGAATATTTAAAAACCTTTTAAAAGCTGTTTAAAAATGAAAAAATACACTGAAGCTGATATTGAAAGCTACAAAGCTAAATACCCTAACGTGGTAAGAGAAATAGCCGTGTATCCATCGGGTACTACCTTTACTAAGGAGGGCGAAGCCAGTGAGGAACCCGCTTACTTTTTGGTAAAGAAGCCTAACAAGCACTTACTTTCTTTAGTAACTTCTAAAGAGTACCAAGAGAACCCAGATAAAGCTAATGAAGCGTTGGTAAAGAATTGTGTATTGGAGGGTGATATGGAGTGGCTGGAAAGTGATGCCTCTATCTATATGGGGCTTATCACCGAACTTAGTAGCTTATTAAAAAGCTCAAAGGTTGCCTTAAAAAAAGTGTAGAGTCGTCGCTTCTTTCCTTAGAAGCGTACGACTTTATAGAGGGCATAGATGCATTACTCCGCGCCAATGGGCAGCAGCCTGAAACAATGAATGATACTCAGTGGCAGGAACATTTTAAAGCCCTTGACTTTAGTATGAAATGCCAAGAACAACTTCTATACCGAGCCGTAAAACGCGCCTTAGTAGAAGTACTAAACGAAATTAGCAAACAATCTAACCCCTAATACTCCGCAACCGTGAATCACACTACAACGTGGACATTTGAAGCCAATGATAACATCTCTGGAACCCTTCATACTGCACAAGAGAATGTGCGTCGTGCTACTGAGGGGATGCGTGAGAGTTGGCAGACCTTAGTTACCAGCTTACGTCCTATTGATTGGCAGGCGGCTACTGAGGGGTTTCAACGCCTTACGGGGCTATTTTCTGCTTCTGCACAAGTAGGAGCAGATTATGAGAAATCACTTTTAGATGTAGCTGCTATCACGGGTATTACGGGAGACGATTTGGATAAACTTGGGGGAAAGGCACGTAACCTTGCCAAGGAATTTGGAGGTACAGCTACTGACAACCTTGCTACTTTTCAAACTATCCTCTCACGTTTAGGCCCTCAGATAGGAGAAAGCGATGAGGCACTCGCCAAAATGGGTAGCTATGCCAATACACTTGCCAAGACTATGGGGGGTGATGTAGTAGGTGCTACCGATGCGCTTACTACCTCAATGCTTCAGTTCAAAGTAAATTTAGACGACCCTATAGCAGCAGCTGGCGAAATGGAGCGAATGATGAACGTAATGGCTGCAGGAGCTAAAGAAGGCGCTGCCGAAGTACCCCAAATAGCTCAAGCCTTAGTACAAGCGGGGGGAGCTGCCAAGCTCTCCAACGTGAGCTTTGAGGAAACCAACGCCGCACTGCAAGCCCTCGCCCAGTCGGGCAAATATGGAGCTGAAGCAGGGGTGGGACTTAGGAACGTACTGATTAAAATGAATGCGCCCTCTGCCCTCTCCAAAGAGGCTACTAATATGCTGGCAGCTTATGGGGTGAATATGCAAAAAGTGTCGGACACTACGGTACCTTTTGCCGAGCGACTCAAGGAACTACAGAAGATAGGACAAAATACGGATGTTTTGGCTGCTGTCTTTGGTGCTGAAAACATACAAGCGGCTCAAGGGCTTATCAATACTGCCGATGCACAAGCCGAACTTACCCAGCAAATCAGCGGTACCAATGTAGCTACCCAGCAGGCTTCTATCGTAATGAGCAGTTGGAGTGAGTGGCTGGGGCGTTGCAAGGCGTGGTTAGACGACTTGAAAATAGGTTCGTTCTCTTTTACCAAGGTGCTTGGTGTAGTAGGCGATAGCTTAGGAGGCGTAGTGAGCGTACTGGGCGATATGGGGTCTGCTTATTCAGGACTTGCGCCTGTACTCAAAGGCGTTGGGGCTTGGCTTAGACAGACAGTTGTAGCCCAAAAACTAATGGTAGTATGGACAAAAGTTGCCACTGCTGTACAATGGCTGTGGAACGCGGCTCTATCGGCTAACCCTATCGGTATTGTGATTGTAGCTATTGGTGCTTTGGTGGCTGGTATTGTGTGGCTGGCAAACAAAGTGAGCGGTTGGGGTGAAGCGTGGAAACACACGTGGGAGGGCGCAAAACTCCTCTTTCAGGGCTTCATTGCTAATATAGAAATGGGCTGGACAACTCTTATCAATGGGCTGATGATAGGGCTTAACAAGATAAAAGAAGGTTGGTACAGTTTCAAAAATGCGGTAGGATTAGGTGACGAGGCTGAGAACAACAAAATGCTCGCCCAAATCAATGAAGATACTGAAAAACGCAAACAAGCGATTGCTGATAGTGCTAAGAAAGTGTATGAAACGGGCATAGCTGCCAAAGAGGAGTTTATCAAAGCGGGGCAATCGCTCACGTGGAATAAAGAGGAAGCAAAAAAAGAGGCTACCGAAGCCCCTAAAGCGGGCAATCTTTCTGCAAGCTCGGCTGTTGGAGGAGGTGCAAACCCCAACCCTATCATACCTACTAAAGGTAGCAAAGAAGAAGGTAAGGACGGCACTATGAGCGTAGGAGGTGGTGGTGGAGGTAATAAGAATATTACCGTGAACATTACAATGAATTGTACCTTTCCTATTGACAAAACCATTGGTAGTAAAGAAAGTGCCGCTAATGGAGTGATTAGCAAAATCAACGATCGTATGCGTGATGCCTTAGTAACCTTATAAGAATGATGGATATACTTGTAACTGAAAATAACGACTTAGAAATTATAGCAGGGGACTTTAGCATTGGCAACAGCCTCCTGCAAGAGGTAGGTTTTATCCTTCAAAGTCAGCAGGGCAATTGGAAGTCTGATCCTTTAGTAGGGGCGAATATGGTAGAACTCATCAAAGGGAAACATAATCGCACGGCTGTAGAGAAACGTATCAAAATACAGTTGGAGCGGGACGGCAAAGACTATGATACTATTAAGAAACTATTAAAGCTACATATAGATAATGGATAACCGCTATAACATATCACAACTCTTTAAGTTGGCTTTTGGCACTAACCTGCCCGTGTACCTCACCGTACCTATAGGCAAAGAGCCTGCCCACACAGCTGAGTATGGCAGTATCCGCACCGTAGAAAGAGAGGAAGCTATGCGGCTATCCAAACTCGGTACGCCCATTGTTTTTCCAGTGAAGTTTACTGCAGGTAGCTATAAGTTCTACGACTATCAAAGTAAGATAGTAGAGAAGCAGTTAGCCGACTTTTGGTTGCCTCCTGCTACTATGGTAGATTTTTCGAGAGTAAAGAATATCAGTCGGACAGATGTAATAGGCGGCAATGGCACTGTAAAGGAAATCTATGGCTTTGACGATTGGCAAATACGCATTCGCACCGTATGCCACAACGATGAGCTAAGCGTACGAGAGTACGAAAAACGCTTTATAGAATGGTCGGAGGTGATACAATCTATCTCGGTAGAAGGAGACCTTTTTGGATGGAAAAACATTCACAACTTAGTGATTGAAAGCATTGATATACGCAGCTTGGAAGGTACACCTAACATTATCCCCATAGAGCTAAATTGCATTAGTGACGAACCTTTTGAACTCATTTACCGCCTATGACCTTAGCCATTGAAGTAGCCATTACTTTTTACCCCAAGCAGGGCACACCCTTTAAGGTGCAAAAAGTCTCTGCCATTGAGATTGAAAGTTCGTGGAAAATGCTCACTGATACGGCAAGCGTGGTGCTGCCTCGCAATGTAGATGATTTTGATAAGCAGAAAGTACGAGAACTCTTTGCCGTAGGCGACAAGGTAGTAATACAAATGGGCTACAATGGTGAGCTCTTACAGGAGTTTGAGGGCTTCATTACCCAAGTATCAGCAGACTTTCCTATCACCATTAGCCTTAGCGATGCAATGTGGAGGCTACGCCAGTTGCCCGTCAATTACGTGTCGGCAAAGGCAAGTCTAAAAACATTCCTCACTGAAGTAGTGAAAGACTACCCTTTAGAAGTAGAAGATATAAGCCTTGGTGCTGTACGTTTTAGCAATACCACACTGGGTGCGGTGCTGGATAAACTCCAAAAAGATTGGTCAATATACAGTTTTATTCGTGCGGGCAAACTCACCATAGCTAAGCCTTATTCGGATGTAAAAGCAGGTAAGGAAATAATGCATTTCGACTTAGAACGCAATTGCACCGAGAATAACCTTAAGTATCTGAGCAAAGAAGAACGCACCATAAAGATTATAGGCACCTCGTCCTTTGGCAAAGGCAAACGCCTACAATACGAGTTTGGCGATGAGAACCCTAAAACGACCTTAAAAATGACTTGGCACGTTAGTTCACAAGCCGAACTTGAAAAGGAAGTAAAGCGACTATATGATCTACACAAGCGCGAGGGTTTTGAGGGGAGTTTCACCACTTATGGCACCCCCTCCCTACAGCACGGTGAGAAGATACGACTAAGTTCCACCCTCTACCCCGATAGACACGGTGAGTACTATGTAGATAGAGTAAAGAAGAGTATTAGCAACGCCCAATATAGGCAGGAAATAGAAATTAGTGGTAGTACATTATGAACGAGATAGACGAGTTTGACATATTGCTTTCTGAAAAGATAAAGAAAGCTATCCCTCAAGTGCTACAATGGGCAACAGTAACCTATGTAGATTGGCAGGAAAAAACCTGCGAAGCTACTGATTTAGATACAAAACTACCCTTTTTAAACATAGCACTTGGTATAGGGGGAATGTATATCAAACCCAAAGTAGGAAGTCTTATCCTTGTGGGTATGGTAGAAAATAATGAAAGTCAGCCCTTTTTGCTCAATGCTCAAGAGGTAGATATATACGAGCTGAAAGCGGATAAGTTTGCCCTACAAAACGAAACGGTAGATTTTAAATCTCTTTTAAACGACCTTTTAACAGAACTTAAAAACGCTATTATTCAAACTCCCGCAGGCCCTGGCAACTTTGCCCCGAATAATGTAGTGAAGTTTGAAGAGATTAACAACAAAATAAACCAACTATGGCACTAAACAAACAAGCCCTTCAACAAGGCATTATCCGCCTTCAACAAGATATGCAACGTAAAACAGATGCAAGTATGGAGGAATATGCCGAACGCTTAGCCTCTCTTATTGATGACTTTGTTAAAAGTGGTGAGGTAACAGTGCAAGCAGGAATCACCCTACAAGCAGGGGCTTATACGGGTGCTACTATAAGTGAAGGAAAAGGAAAAATAACTTAAAAACACATATCACAATGGAATGGATAACAGAAGTACTTAAAGAGCATTTTGGTTCGTTTATCGGAATGGTATTATCGGGCTTAGCAGGTTGGTTCTTTGGTCGCCCCAAGCAGCAAATGGAA